GCTTACCTCGATTCGGAATGTGATCTTCGCTGTCTGCACGAAGTTTCTGCCGCCTTGCTTCACGGCGCCTACTGTCGCGTCGTATCCGCCGCAGTAGTATAGGCCTTGGCCCCAATCGCCCCGTCCCTGATCTAAAACCTGCATCACCGAATCCGAGTACAGTTCGAGAGCGTTCTGCAAGCCGTCCAGCCGGTCCTGCGAATGCCGGACCTCGACTGCCATCTGTAAGCTGCCGGAAAAGCTCCGGAATTTCTCCGCCAGCGTATTCGCCACTTTCTCGCAATACACGTAGACCGCCGGATACTTAGTCTTCGTGCTGCGCTCCGCCAAATCCGCTGCCACGTTCTGGGCATGGATGTGCCCTGCGTCGATTGGCGCCACTATCTGGTTATCCGGGGCAGTCAGGGAGGCTAACCCCGAGTTGATCCCAGCCGGTCCTATAAGCATCTGAACGATCGCCGTCGTCGCCGTACTTCCAAGTTTATTCATCATCCCCTCTGGAGCACCCGTGGAATCGGTTTCAAATAATTCGCCGCCTGACCCGTTCCCGGCGCCTGGCCCGTCGTTCTTAGAGCGGGTGGCTGTTGCCACAACTGACTGACCGCGATTAATCCGTCATTTTGGATGACCATCGTTTCGGGGGCTTGCCCCACGTATACGTTCCACCCTGTTACATTGCTTGGGGGCGCAACCGGCTGTACCTTGAACGTGCTGTTCGACGTCGTGATGGCGTCCGGTACGCCGCTTGCTCCCTCCTCTCCGGCCTGGTTGAGCCAGGCCATCGTGACGTAGTAGGTACCATCCGGCAAGGTGCCCGGCGTCGCCATGAGAAGCGGCGTCTCGGCTCGCGCAATGGGATTCGTACAGATGCCCAGACCGGTCTGGACGAGCTTTTCGCGCGCCCAACCGGCAAACTGGTGGAATTGGTCTCGTTTGGCCGCGTACCTGTCGTTCAGTTGGTTACTATAAGCATCCCCGTAAACCATTTCCAAAGTGCGGTACGCGTGCCAAAGTTGCAAGGCCGGTGTGACCACAATGCTCGCAATGCTTGGTTCTAGAGCCAGCGAAAATGGCCAGTTCGCGAGTTGTAGACTTTCCAGCATGGAAACCAGCTCGATGCCGATCTCCCCTTGTGCCAGCGCCAGCTTCTGCGTAACATTAATCCCCTCCTCGCTGGCAGTGTCGAGAAGTTGCGAGTCCTGCGCGGCCAGATCGTCCAGGCCCGAAATCTTGCCATCTGCGAAAAGAGCCATCTTCTCTGCCTAGGTGTTGGCCTGCGGAGTAGTGGTCCGCCGGCCTTCGAACGCCTGCTTTTCCTCGGATGTGGCGAGGCGGGCCATCCCTTCTGCAATCATCTTCGCCGCCAGCGCCCGGCTGACTTCGGTCTGCGTTCCGGCCTTGCCCCCATCCGGGCTTTCGAGGCTGACAATCACAGCGAAAACGTCTCCGATCTTCGCTTCGATCTCCCTTATCTTCTTGTAATACCCTCTCAAATCCATCTAACCTGCTCCTTTCTTCGAATCTGTTGTCACTAACGGCGGAAGGCAGGCGAAATGCCTGCCCTCGCTTAGGTGTTGATCTGAACTCCCGCGCTGTTCCGTAGAATTCCGCAGCCGTAGAGGACGTCTACGGTGAACTGCTGGGCCAACGTGTTTGGCATGTAGCTCATGACCACGCGCATGCCGAAGTTTCCTAGCTCCGCGTACTCCGCAATAGCCCCGGTGCCGGGTAACGGTTGCGGCAGTCTCCGAATCACCAGCCCGATCGCGTCTCGGGTGAATGCCAGGTTGTGGGTGTTTACCGGAGTGGTGCCGGTCTTTGGCACAAATTGCGATCGGAATACGTAGAAGTCCTTGAACTTTCCGATCGTTCCGTCGATCAACGTTTGCAAGCCCGCTTGGCCGGCCGTCTGAAACTCCTCGAACAACGGAATCTGCCGCCACGCCGAGTACGCAGCCGCGTCCACCACGATGAACCTTTGTTGGTTTTGCGGTACCTTCGCCAAAAAGAGCGATGTCTCTGCGGCATCCACCGTCGCTTCCGTAAGGGGCGTTCCCGGCGCGCCCACCGGTGTGTTCGCCGTGAATCCGGCATATAGACTCAGCAAATCGGTCTCAATCCTCTCGGCGATCGCAACCACTGCCGGCTGCATGTAGACCTTCAGCAGGTCCGGAACGGCCAACACCTTGGTCACGTCCGGTATCTGAAAAGTCGCTTCCACGTGGGCGTTCAGGATGATTTGTGCGTTCCCCAGGCTCGGGTTCTGCGGCTGTACCGTCCCGCCTTCCAGAATGTTGTTTGCCACCATCGCTGGCGGAATCGGAACATTGATCGTGTCTCCGGCCTGTGCCAGAACCGGTTCGTAATCGCGATTCACTAGGTTACCCATCACAAGGTTCCCCACCAGCACCGGCAATGCGTCCGCCGCCACCAGCTTCACAATCGCGTTTGCGACGTTAGTTGACGTGATAATTCCCATCCATACTCCTTGTTCGTTCTTGCCGGCCACTGGGCCGGTGTTACTTTGAGATCACGTCTGTGACCTCGTACCCATCTGTACGGGAAACCCGTCTCCGATGGGCCCTGCCTACCCGGGTGTGCGAGTAATCTACAGGCCCCGTAGCGTCTGCGACGCGACGCGTACGATTTCCTCCCGCACCCGCTGCATCTCCTCCGGATTCATCCCCGGACGGATTCTTTCAATTTCGATGGCTTCTCTGCCGGCATTGGCTGACTTCAACGTGACAGTCATTCCAGTCCCACCCGCAATCCGCGCAGGGAGAAATTCCGGATTCTCCGTCACGAACGCTGCGAGATATTCCTGTGCCGGCGTCTCTCCGCTTTCCGTGTGAGCCACTAGCCGCCCGTCTTCCTTGCGCTCGATCCCCTCCTGCACCGCCTTGTAGGCTAGATCGATCTTAGCCACGCCTAGGCGCTGCAACTCGGAGCGGATCGCCGAGCGTCGTTCCGCCTCGGCGGCAGCCTTTTTGCTGCGCTTGTTCTCCTCCACCAGCTCGTTCATTCGCCGCTCGAGTTGTTCGCGGCGCTTTCGCTCCTCCTGGAGCTCCGCCTTGTAGGCCGGCTCGCTTTTCGCCTGGTCCAGGCTGACATACTCCTGGATTGCGCTCCGAATCAGTGCTTGTACATCGAGTTCTTCCATGCTTTCTCCTATCCGGCGTACTCCTGCGCGTCAATCTCCTCTGCGACGTGGTTCTTGAGTTCTTGTCGCGCATCGCATAGAAACTTGAACGCCAGCTTCTTAAACACCTGTCTCCTCAGAGTCCCCGACCCGATGCCGAGATCCAGTAGCTTCTTGGCGTCGTCCAACTCGTTGCTGAAGTCTCCGATGTCGAACTCGTCCAATCCCGACACATCGATGGACACCCCGTCTTGGCGCGCCGCCGCAATCGCCCGCAGCACCTGCTTCATCGTGTCCTTGAGCGTATCGCCGTACGCGCGCAGCACCTCATGCGTGATGCTGAAATCCCGCTGCTTACTCGCCGCCGACTGCCGCAGGTTGCTCGCGCTTACGTTGCCGGCGTGGTTTATCAGGTAACATACCCGGTAAATTTCGTCCTTAAGTCGCTCGAGATTGTCGGCCGCGATTTGGTACACCTTGCCATCCGGTTCGGTCCACCCAAAGCGATCCTGCGGCCCGAGCTGAATGTAATATGACTCGCCGACAATCTGGTTCCATTCCCGATCCGAGTACACAACGGGCATTGCGAACAAACTCATCGTCAGCGCCCAGGAAAGAGCGTTCGCCTTGTTGAAATGCTCCAATTGCAGCAGTGCTGCTTTGTTCATCAGCCACAGGCCTTCGCTTATTCGCAATTCAAACAAAGGCACTCTTTGCAAAGTGGCTAACCCATGCCGGCCTTCGTCGATAAGCTCAACTGGTTTGTTTTCTCCCGTCTTGTGATAAAGCTGGAAGTTCTCCCGGTCGTAATAAATCCAGCGGGTTTCAGCTTCCCAGCGTGCGTCTGTCACCTTCGATTGCTGCAGACACGATGTACGGACCACCGCCCATTCCAGGCCCCCGGTTTGATCGTAGTTCCAGTTAATAACCTCGTCGGGCCAGTAATCCACCAGGTACGCCCTCGACCGCCCGGACGCATCCTCCTCCGCGCGTGTGGACACCGGTCCGCTTCCGCGCGGAAAATCGACGGCAATATAGCTCGATCCGCAGACCAGCGCCTGTATTAGTCGCTGCCGGAAAAACTCGCTGAAGCTCGTCCCTCTTAAGTCGCAATCCTCAGAGAGGACGTTATAGAAGTTCTTTGCTACGGTGTCGGTCCCCTCAAACTGCATAACCGGCTCCCGGCGCAGTAGCGTGGCTGCGTACCAGTCGACGATCGATCCGATGTAGTTCTCGTAAAATACGCGGCTCAGCCTTTCTGCGTACACTTCGCCTGGTTCCTTGTGCCTGCGGACGAGATACTCGCAGCCGTTTTCGCGCATCCGTTCGCCGCCCGCGTAAAGGTCCTTGTACTTCTTCCACATCGCTCTCCGCGCGATGTAATCGGGATGCTCCCGATTAATGTTCGGAATTGTCAACACAGTAGTCGCTCCTTCCGCTCTCCAACTCGCGCTCCAGGCCGGTACTCCTGCCACAGCAAATACCCCATGGCGTCTGAAAGGTGCGTCCGTTGGCGGTCCCTGTCCTTATCGATCTGCGTAGTATCCTCCTTGTAAGAGACTTGCTCGAAATCCTTGATCAGTTCCTTGCACTTTGGGTCCACCAGCAACTCGACGTCTCCCGATGCCGATTGCAGTTTCGAATTTGTCAGGTTCAGCCGCTCCCGTACGCTCGGGTTGGCTTTCGGCACCCGGTACTGTACCGGCATCGGCGTGTGCATTGCCAGATATTCCTTGATCATCTGGTAATCCGAGGCGCCGGTCGTCTGTTCTTTGTACCCGGACGCGTCGCCGTATACGATGAGTCCCGGTTCGTGACGTGGAAAGCGCTTGAGGAATTCCTCGCACGCCTGCACCGTCGTTCCGTGCCGGATCACGATTTCGTCTAAGACCCGCACGGTTCTGTCCTGAATCTGCACGATCAGCGAACTCATCGGGTCGACGTTAAAATCCAGCGCCCAGAGCAGCGGTCGATTCGTGTCTCGTGTCAGTGCCATCACATTTCGCTCTCTCGTGAACGCGCCATATACCAGCCCCCCGCTCAGGTTGATATATTCGCCCAAAACCTCCTGCTTAAAAAACGTCTCGTCGTAACTGTCTTTCAGCCGGTCGTAGAAGTCGGGGATTCGGTCCAAAAGGAAACGATTTTCGCGTGGCCCCGCGACCACTGTTTCGTAATCCTTAACCTTGTCGGCTGCGACGAATCTCTTGTATACCCAATCAAATCCCTTCGGGGTCCAGACCGCGAATCCGCAGAGTCGCCGGGCCTTCGGGTCGCGCAATCGTCCTTCTAGCCGTATCCATGCCGCTTCCTGCGTGTACGTCAGTTCATCTAGGCCGAACCAGGCTAGGTTGGTCCCCCGTAACCGTTCGAACTCATCCACGGGACGGAACAGGATTCGTGACCCCGTGTCCTTCATTACGAGCGCGTTTTCGGCCTTGTTATGATCGAATGGGACGCCGCTCTGATCGAGAATCTCCAATAGCGTCGCTTGCGTCGCGTCACGCAGCATCGGATAAGTCGGCGCCCCCAGCAGCCCTAACCGCCCGGGGTTGACGTAGCTTAGCTTGATAGCCTCCTGGCAAAGTGCTTGGCTTTTTCCGCTGCCGATCGGTCCGGAGAACCCCTTAAATCTCGCCTTGCATTCATGAAATGCCCTTTGTGATGGCAAGGGCTCGTAAGCTATTTCTCGGGTTTGGACGTCGGAAGTGGATCGACCCATGTCACCTTGATTTCCCTCGGCGTTTCATCTTCAATTTCCTTCTCCATCTGAATCAGCTTCAAATAGTCGGCCCATGTCAGCTTTAGTTCGTTTTCTCCCAGCCGTGCTTCCAAGCCCTGCCTCGCTTTCCTGATTAGCTGCGCGATGCGGACTCTTTCCTCCTTGAGCTCCAGCCATCGCGGGCATTTATCACAGCTCTCTGGCGCTGCTTTATCTATTTTTTCTTCCGTGAGCATAAAAACCATAAGGAGCAGCGGCTCTTGAACCTCGCCAAGCCCCAACCCTCTCCCCAATTCGACACTAACATCCGTGTCTTCGGCGTCGAGTGGCTTGGTCGCCGTAAGTGGTTGAAAAGATGGCGAAGAAAATTTTTAACGGTTGGTGAACAGGAATTTGCCGCCGCTGGCTGCGACCTCGTGCAGGGATTCTTTCCCTACCAGTCGTTCCATTCGGGGCACGGAGGGACCTTCCGCTACGAGGAAGTAGCGCGTAGGCCCGCGCCACAGTCTCGCCAGGTCGCTGTCCTCGATAAAGACATTCACCGGAGCCCCCGGAGCGTACGAGCCGTATTCCAGGTTATTGACTCTGCCGTTGAGGAGCAGCCCCTTCTGGTTCGTGTAGAAGAAGATCGACGAGAACGTGTAGTATTGATCGCCCGCAATCACCTGGCCTGGCGACTGGCTCAACAGCGCCTCCGCGAGTGGTCGCGACGAAAGGTACGGGTCGAATGTGCTTAGAGCCAGTCGTGCCGCGTGAACGAACAGTACCATCATGGTCGCCAGGCTTACGGTCGGCATGTCTCGCACCCAAGCTCCCGCGGCCCCCGCCACGAATGCTGCTCCCGCCACCAGGAGCGGCAGCCGCAGGTAAGCGAAAGCATTCAAAGTCAAGTCCGCCATATGCCCCAGCGACAAAGTATATAGGGCGGGATTTTGGTTTAGAGCCACGGAGATGTCTCCCGGCGTCGGCATTCCTCTTACCAGCCAGAGAATCGTCGCGATCGTAACTGCCGCCAGGCTCGCGACTACTGCCAACACCCTCGTGCCGAATCGAAGTGCCGGGTCTCCTTTGGCGATGGCCGAACCCAGCAGAAGCGCCAACCCCGGGTAACACGGCATTGAATAGTATTCCTGCGTCGTGGAAAACGTGAAAAACACCAAAATAGAGCCGGCCCAGCCGAGTGACATTAGGCGTGCACGGCTCGCCCGGTCAGCGCCTCGGTATGAGAGCCTGAAGGTAGCCGGAAAGTAAGCGCTCCAGGGAAATAGCCAGAGTAAGTGGAACAACCAGAAGTATATCCGTGGAACCGTGTTATAGTCCCGCGGGTAACGTAGATTGAGAAATCGCAAAACGTGCTCGTTGATGAAGTAAAACCAGAAGAATCCATGATACGAGCCGCTCTCACTGTGCATTGTAAAATCGAAATACGGAGGGTTCCGTAGCGTGGCCAGAATATGCCAGGGCGCCGCGATTGCCATCAGCAGTAGTAATCCCGCCACCGGCCGCAATTTCATCCGGGTTCGCTTTGCTGTTAATTGTCGGGTGGACCCCAGGTAAAGCAAAGCGGATGCTGCGGGGAACAGCGCGGCGATTAGGCCCTTTAGCAACAGGCCCACTCCGACCGCCGCCCACATCAGCAGCGCCCACCGCGTTGGCCTCTCCTCGTCTTCATCAAGCGCGCGCATCAAGCTCCATAAAGCCACTGTAATGGTCAGCGTCAGCATGACATCCGGAATCAGGATTCGCGTAAAAAGGAATAGCCCCACACAGGTCGACAGCACGACCCCCGAATACAGGCCGCCCCGCCATCCGAACGCCCACTCCCCAAATCGTGCCGTCACCCAGCACAGGAGTATCGAGGATAATGCCAGGGGGATTCGTGCAGACCAATCGTGCACGCCGAAAAGTTTGTAAGAGATCGCCATCAGCCAGTACTTCAGCGGCGCTTTCTCTAGGTAGGCGATTCCATCTAAGCGCGCCGTGACCCAGTCGCCGGACTCTAACATGTTCCTGGCGATCTGCGCTTGCACCGAATCGACATCGTCCATCAGGGATGGCGGGCTGACAATCGATGCCCCGAAAATCAGTGCTGCGACTAGGACTACGATCAGTTGGTGGCGAGCGCCCGTTTGGTTTTCCGCGGAGCCGCTTCGGAATATGGTTGCGTGTCGACTCCCCATCGTTTTATCCACAGGAAGAGGGTCAGTAGACCCCATAGGTGGTATCCCGCATTGATGCGCCTCTCCATATGATCGCGTATCAAGGCCTGGATTGCGCGCCAGTCGAATATTCCCGTGGCTCTTACCGCTGCCGGTGTCACCGTGTCCAGCAGCAGGTCCCGTAGCGCCCCCCGAAACCAATCGTGTGCCGGGATGTCGAAACCCGACTTCGTCCGCTGGATTACTGCCCGCGGCAACTTCTCCCTCATGAGCTCCTTAAGAATGAACTTTTGCGTAGTGCCTCGGATCTTAAAGT